TAGTAGTATGCTCCGAGAAAAGAGCACTAATGAATACAATATAAAATTTAAATCTAAAAATTACAATATCCTTTCAATAAAATGAAGATACAGGATCTCTTGGGAATAATCGTCGCAAAAGTATATCTACATGTCTAAATGAAAACAATGAGTCTGGCAATATATCTTCTGGCTGTATACCCTTTTCACGCACTAACCTCTGTGCTTCTAGATCTAGTTCTACAAATCTATCATTTACTGTTTCACCCCAACCCTTAACAACACTCTCAAATTCAGTTAGATCATAAGGGTTTAATAGAGCTAATGGTGTAATTGAAAAATTATAATTTTTTGACATGTATCTTGTCATTAAGATTATACCAACTGGATTATACACTTTATCTATTGCCAAACCTTTTGACACCCAACTCTTGATTAGTTTAACAGGCTCTAAAACCCGTGTTACTCCCCTTATTTTTTTCACTTCCACTTCTTCAGTCTGAATAAGTAAATCACCTACATAAGCAGATTCATCTTGGAGAAAATGCTGAATATCTTCTTCTAAGTCTATTTGCTCAAAATTAATATCATCTAAAGAAATTGTAAAATCTTCTTGATCATCTATACCATCATCTGACATAATACTTACTTCTTCAGACCATTGTCGACTAGACATCGAGGTAACTGTGCTATACCCTTCAGAAGTCTCTGTTATCCCATCAAGATTCAATATATTCTCTTTGTTAATTAAAGCCAACAACTCATTAAACATGAACAGATCTACTGATATTTTAGCTTTGTTCATAATAAGAGAATAAGCAGCTGGAGGAATTGCAGCAGGCAGGCCCTTCATAAAGTTCTCAAGAAGACCAGATGATATTATAGGGTTAATAAATAATTTATGCTGCTCAGTTTTAAACCAGACATTTCCTACTGCTTGCACTGCTTGATAACGAACATTCCTAAGTGTATGATATGCATGTGCCAGTAGGAACCTTGGACTCTCTAAGTCCATTTGTGCAATAGCCCTGAAGCCATCAGATTGTATTGTTATCATAAATTCTTTATTGATTGGCTGTTTTGTCCTCAACCCAGTCCTCAACACACAATGCTTAAAGACAATACAGGGGACATTCGGCTTCCCCCATTCAAATCCAGATTCTGTTTTAAACAGTACTAAACTTTTTGTATGATTAACTTGCTCTGTTTTAAATCGCATTCCACATCGAACAAGCTCTTGACTTACTTCTTCCATCATGAGTTTCAAGACGTGTCTTTGTGTGATTGATGTTTCTAATATATACTCTTTTTTATTCCAAAATATTTCAAGTCTTGCACAGTCTAGTCCAAAATTAAAGGTGACCCTAAGGTCCCCTTCGTAGAGTTTTGTCTCTTCATTGTATGTTTGAACACAGTATGCATCATACTGTTTGCCTGAATATGCCCTTCGATTTGCTTGAAGCTGTAGGACTGTCTTGTACCCCAATACATCGTATAACAACAAACCTACACACTGGATTTCTGGATCTACAGGGACTACACCTTTCCTCCTAAACCTTTCAACCCAATCCATAAGTGTCTGTTTTTCAAAATAAAGGGCATTGAACCACTCTTTAACATCTTGCTCATTAGCTTTACACCATCTCCAGACTTCAATACATAGTCTTGTAGCAGCAAGATCATCTTGTAACCCTAAGTTATCCCTCTGGTTATATAATGAAACAGCCTTTAATACTTCCTTTTTTGGTTTGACTTTAATTGTTTTGATTAATGACATACTTTTTAACCAATAACTACAAATTGATTCAGCTGTCCCTTCCACATTCCCTTCTACAATTACAATTCTTGACCTACCTGCTTTATATAATAAAGGTGCAATTCGTTTTAAAACATCGGGTAGACCTATGTCTAAACCAAGTTCTCTATATACACCCTCTTTCATCACCTGCAAATCTGCAGATAAAGAATCTGGAAAAAAGGCACTATCAAGGACATCACTGATTTCATCAACAGTCGAGGCATACTTATAACCTATTACCGATGTAATCGGATTCTGTATTGCTTGATCTTTTTCCCTTACAGTAAAAGTACGTGCAACCTTTGATCTATGAATATGTCTTGTTGTTACGACTTCACATCTGACTTCATTTAAAAAATCTTTCCATGCATACTCTTTGGAAAATGTGCAGCTCACCAATGTGTTAAACAAGTCTAGATCCCTTGATGTAGGCTGATATGCTGTTGCATAGCTATCTGCAGAAGCCAGAACTTCTCTAAATGTTACCCATTCACCATCTAATTTACATACTTTCATATGCTGTTTTGCTTGCATACGAAACCTGAGTTGTAATGGTGATTGCATAGTCATAGCAGTCACAATGCTAGGATCATTTAATTTTCGTACAAGATATACCAACAAATTGTCTCGTCCTCTAGGAATAATATAATCATAAACTGGATGTTGCTTAGTCCATGTACTTAAAAAGGTACTAGAATATTGATCATAAAACTCAAATTCAGATTTAGGAGTGAAGACTTTCCACTGAACTTTCCCAACAAAACTAAATTCACCAAGACGATCATGCTGGTATACATCTTCACTCAACGACATCAAGAATTTAAATAAACCCAATACATATTTATCACCTTCTCTTCTTGTATGCTTATACGAGTAATATGCATTCTTTAATATATTTTTATCTGCCATGCCTATTCCTGCTGTTGCTAACTCCATAATTGACATAGAACCATCACCACCCAATGGTATTGGGATATGGGATTTATCCACTTTTAAAAAAGACACAGGACTATTTACCATACCATCAGCTGTGCCATAAAGTCTTTCTACTTTACTTGTACACAATACAATAGCAAGCTGTGATAGTTGGGGGCATGCACCTAAATCTAATGCTTTTACACACCTACTTTGAGCAGCTGCTAGGTCATCAAAAAAGCCTAATCCAGGTAAGTCTGAAAGTGAGCCTAATAAAATTTTTACAAAAGGAATTGATACTGCACAGCCTTCGAAAAATGTAGATAAAAACTCTGCATTCGTTGGTGAAACTGTTGTCTTCTTAGGAGATACTTTAATAGAACCCATTAATAATAAATGTTCATGCAAATTGAACATACTCTTCCACATTTCCTGATTTACTGCATGCCAGTGAAAATTCCCAGCTTGGATTTGCTGTGACACATACATGAACCAATCTGTACCATCATCTTCAGGCTCCAAATATCCATAAATAAAAAGAGCATCATCAGAATGGTGAGCAAATTCAAAGAAACAATCCAATTCCGGGAATAATTCTTGCCAGACACGTCTAAATAAAAGAGACACGGCAGCCCCGAATAAAGATGAACATTTGTTTAGATTACCTTGCAACCAATTACCTTTCACAGTTGCTGACACACCTCCTGCAAAGAAAGAAACGAAGTCCCGAACAGCCTCTGAGTATTCTTCCATATTGTCGATATACCGATGTAATTTTCTAGACATAAAGAATTCTGTTTCATATATATTTCTTAATGCATCGACTACACAACACTTCAACTTATCATCAGAAAGCCCATCATAGATGGCCTGTGTAAACCTCTTAAACTTTGCTGAGTTATCCCCAGGTGACCATTTTGTTGCATCAGCACTGACATACATTAGCTTACGTTTAAACCTTATTGCCTTTCCAGTACTCATTGTGATTTCTGATATGCCTGACGCCCATCTTAATGCCTTTTCTAGAGCCTGCTGAATATTAAGAATTTTGCGATCTCCACCATAAGAAATATATTCTTCGGGAACAACTTTTGCTATAGCATCAAAATAGTCCTCTATAATCTCTAATCTGACTCTTGTAGGTAATGTTGTAATAAAAAACCCACGATCAGCCTCTGTCCTCTGATACTTTCTAACTATTCGAGCCTGTGCCTTGTGCTGTTTAGTTTGCTCATACATATCTATTACATTTGGGTTTGTTTGAGAACGATTTAGGAACCTGATTGCCTCAATTAAGGTAACACTAGCAGCAAGATGACCGTCTTCTTGCAAAGATCCAGACATACCTTTCAAGCTGATATTTCTTGTTTGACTAAAGTAAGGTTTATCCCAATGTTTATTCATAATATTGGAACAAAGTACTTGTGATTTTGCCTGTAGATATTTGTTTAATTCCTGTGCTGACAGTTCAACAACCTCCTGGCAAAAAAGCTGTTGTTCAATCTTCACTTCACCTGCTAATACAGAATCAATAACATATCCCTCTCTCATCAGTGTATCACCATATCTCTGCTCTTTGTCATGAAATTTTCTTGCCCATTCAATAGTTTCTAAGTGTATCTTTGCTTCTTCACTTAGGTTTCCATGCAAGCCTTTCTCAAATAAGAAGAAACATGTGGTAGCTTCTGAAATTAAACTTCTATAATGCTTGTATACCACACGAGACATCAGTGATGGATAAACACCACTTGCTCCTACCGTCGATTGGTCTACCGTTAACCCAAGTAGCCTGACTTTTGAGTAGAATCGTACCTTATTATTTTGTGCTAAACTAATCAGCAATGACTTTGTTATAGAATATATATATACATCTAATGCACTTTTAAATGGCCTTTCAAAGAATTTGTCAATCAATAACTCGTATCCAGAATACAAAGAAGTGACTGACGGTATTAAATACCGCAAGTTATCAAATAAAGCACATAATTTCATTTTCTGTGAGATACAAAGCAAAAAGTGGAATGCAAATACAGATCTTAATGCATGTTGTAGTGGAAAGTGTCCTTGATCTTCAGTGTAGTATTGAAACCATGTTGCTGTTGCAAGTAATGACTTCTCGAAGGAGATATTCAAAGCCAATAATCTATTCAAATCCAAGCTCATAACTTTAGAAAAACACCATGTGACCCCGTCAATATCCACCTTTGAGTCCAGGTTGTCACTATCAATTAATCCAACACCATCTTTAAAAACAGTAAAGAACCTTATATATGATCCCACTACTTCCAAGGATTTTGAAGGAAGTATAAATAAGATCACATTTCCATGATCATATGCATGCACAGACCAATACTTTGATCTTTTAAGACCAGAATGAGCTATTAAGCTTTCTGTAATGTCTCTAACCATATGACCTATATGCCATGCAACAGTCTTTCTAACAACTTGAAGTAAATATTTCCCGATCTCATTGTCATAGAATTTCCCTAAAAGCTCATCAACTCCAGTAGTCTTCCTAGGTGATGGTACAGAAGTACTAATCTCCCCAGCATTCATCTCAAGATTAGCTAATATTTGTTCCACTATTTTAGCACAATTGTTCTGCTGTATCTGGCTGGCAATATTTATACTCTCTATGATCTCTCCAAATATTCCCTTTTCAGATTTATGTTTCCCTACATTCTCAATTACTGCCTTTGCCATCGGATTTAGTTGTGATAAGCCAATTTTCAATGTGCCTGGTTCTTTCACATTCTGGGTTGGTTGAAAATGAATTTTAGGATTATAATAATTTATTATCTCATCTCTAGTTAAACTCAAATATTTGTAAGCAATGTCAGATGCAAGTGCCTGCACAGGGGTTTCAGGACTATTTTTTGATATTTCAAGGCAGCCAATTCTTGTGTCACATTGATCAGAGCTTATAGTGGAAGGAAGATACACCCCTTGAATCGAGAGTTGTATTAACAAAAAATTTCTAGGTTTTCTGGACTCTGTATAATGTGACAAATGCATTTTTTCATTGTTATTAAAGTGAATATCCACATTAGAACCGGTTACTTCTTTAAACACAAAATCATGATCTGTTGTTAACCAACCTCTACAATAATTTAATAAGTTATCAATGGTAGGATAGCATAAAGCCTGAGGCCTATACTCAGGAATACTGAAATATCTTAATTTTGGTCCAGATATATGGAATTTAAGATTAAACATTGCCTCTAGTGATGCGCGTTCATCATGCTTAATTAAGTGCTCTCTTACGTAATTAATATCAGCCTGAACTAATCTCATTTGTTGTACCACACCTTCATTTCTTCTACTAGGCCACTGGGTTGATATATTTGATCCATCTGTTTTAACAGCTACAACATTAAAGCTAATCTTATACAAAAAGCCAACATTACCTCTTTTGTATTCTGTTTCTAATAAGTTCTCTATGTACATTAGTCCACTTTCATATTTCATTTTCTTCTCTCTTATCCCTTTTGCCACATCTGCTGTTACAGTCACCTCAATAAACTCAATCAGGTGACCTGATATCTTGTAATTGTCAGGAGTCATTCTAAAAAAGCTCTTTAATGTTTGTCCAGTAACACTATCAGGAATAATTTTCTTTTCCATCCCTTGTATCACCTCATTCGGTACACCTGCCATAAGTAAAACTTGCCCTATTGGCCTTTCAACATCTTTATTATCTGACCAGTCATGTTTGATCATCTGATCAACCAGATCATGACGAACAGCATACAGTCGGTCTAACAAATCAATACAATCAAGTGCAGATGCACTTCCAGGAGCAAAGTCTTTTACTCGCTGATGTATTTCTCTGTATTTTTCCATGCTGTTGTTTTTCTGAATTTCTCTATCTCGGAGTCTACTACTA